GGGGTGGTGGCTACAGAAGACACACCCAGATAGCGGCGGTCCCCATCGAGCTTGGGGAAGGTTGTTTTGTCGTTGCTGCCAGTACCACCGGCCCATCCCGCTGACGCGCTCTGAACCCAGTTGCTCACCGTCACAGAGTTTGAGGCGAACGTGTACGTCGGATTACCGGCACGGCCAGTCAGATTCAACCCGGTGGTGCACGTGACCACAACCTCTTGCGGACCCTGACCCGGCGTGATCGGCAGGTCGTAATACTGCACAGCACCGCGAGTCGCATCAGTGGCGCTGCCGCCGGTAAGGAACTCGTTGCGGTAGGTCATCGTCTTACCGCCGTAGGTGACCTTGATCGTCCACGTTGAGCCGCCAGGCACCACAGACGGGATCGTGTAGGCCAGGAACACGAAGGCGTAATCGTCAAACTCACCAGGGGTGTGCATGTACCGGTTCGTCATCGTGTTCAGCGGCGTGACAACGTACTCACCCTCACCGACAGCGGTGTTGGAGACACGCACCAGCGACGGGTCAGGAACAGCCAGCCCGCCCGCCGCAGCCTCCAGGGCCTTCAGCGCATCGGCAGCGGCAGCCCGAAAATCAAGGCACGCCGGATGGACTGCTGCTGTGGTGACTGCTTCGATCTTCTTGTCAATCATCGTGGCCCCTTTCAGAACACCAAGTACTGGACGCCGTCGTAGCTGGCGGTGTCGAACTTGCCGTTGGGTGCGGCCAGGCCGATAGCCCCAGACGTGTCGATTCGGGTCAGGCCGGTGACGAAGGAAACTCCGGTGTTGACGGCGTGGACAACGATGTTCTGAGCCACCGCAGGGCCGGGGAACCCGGCAGGGATACGCAGCACCGTCGTGTGTGAGCCACCAGCGGTGATGTTGGCCTTCTTATCGCCACGGAACTGCACTACGCCGTTGATGAGCCGTGCCTCGACGTTGCCGCTGCCGCCCACGTTCGTGCAAGCCGTCCACGGGATATTCGGTGGAACCTCAACACCACCGGTCAACACGTTCTTGATTTCAGCGGCAGTAGCCTCAGGAAGAACGGGTGCCGATTTATCGGCTTTCAAAGCCGCAATGTCAGCCTGAACCACACTCATAGGCTCGGCGATAGCCTCAGACACCATCTGCCGCAGCGGCACACCCAAAACCTCAGAAACAAGCTGACGCACAAGGTCTTCGATGCCAGCGTTCAAATCCTTGAACGCCTTAGCCACATCCTCCACCGTGGCATCAGGGCCGGTAATCGCATCCAACAAAGACTGGAACTCAGCCTTCTTCACATAATCCGCGATAACCCACTCAACGATGTCCTCGCTGATCTTCTGCTGCGCCGCAATGTCATCGAAAATCTTCGACAACTGGCCGATAATCGCACTCTCAAGACCCTCAATTGCGGACTTGTCGGCCTTATTCTCGCGGAGGTACTGGTACGCAGCTTCAAGGTTGATATCAGCTTCCTCGCGCTGCTGACCCTCCCAAGAAATGGCCGCAGTCAGAGTGGCGGTAGCAGCCTGAACCGCAGCCTCAATAGCCGCCTGGTCAATCCCACCACCGGCAGCATCAAGAGCATCATCGACCGTCAACACCCGTTTGCCGTTTACTGACAACGAACCGTCAGGCAACTCCATGTCCAAAGACACAGGTTTATTCGGGCCGGAAACATCCAAACCCTCAATGCTGACCTTGCCGTCATCGGTGTTCAGCCGGATGCTCTTGGGCATCGCCTTGAACTGAGACTGAACAGCCTGCTGAATCATCGGGCCGAACTCAGTTAGCTTCGCCTCAATGATCGCCTCAACAGCAGCCTGATCCGTAGTGCCAGCCGGGATCGCCGCAATCGAAGCGTTGATCAACGTCTGCACCTGGGCCTGCGTCAAACCACCAGACCCACCGCCCGTGGTGATACCGCCACCCAAACCACCAGTGGGCTTCGGGACACCGTAGTCCCGCTCCAAAACTTCGTAGATGAGGGCTGTAACACCGATCACCGTGATAACAGTTGCCATAACCTTTTTAAACCTCCGACTCGCCCAACACAGTGATCCCGTTACCCAGCAACACCGAAGGCACCAAAGTCGTCAAACGGTTCCGGTAAACACCCAGCATCGCCCACTCATCAGAAGTCAACATCAACTTCCCCGTAGCAAGGTCTTTCGACAGCGTGTAGGTGTAATTACCGTCCGTTTCACTGACATAGCCCTCGGGATTGCGGGCGAGCCGCAGCACCGCATCAGCCTCAACCTGAATCAAATCTTCGACATCAATCAAACCGTCAGCGAGACGATCATCAAGATTGGGCACCCTGCGACGAATCAGACGCTCAACGTCCTCCAAGCGAACAGAAACAAGTTCCCGTTCCTCGCAGGACAAGTCGCGTGACCAACGCACCGCAACATCATCAACGGATGCGTAAGCCATGCGTCACTCCTCGTCGCTAACAGGTTCCTCAACAACAGCGGCGGGCTTCCTGGCGGCACGCTTACGCGCCGGCTTAACCGGTTCGGCAGCCTCAGCGGGCTCCCAACTGCCAGTCTTCACAAGTAGTTCGGCCAGCGTGTCGGGAACTTCAGCCTCGACACCGTTAGCTTTGTTTTTGATTTTCATACGTCCCTCTCGCGGAGATGCAGGAGGGGCGGCAAACGCAACCGCCCCTCCCAGCAAACTCACTTGGTCAGCTTAACGAACGCCTCGGGGTCGTTGACCAGGACACCGAACTCGGCCTCCACACGGACAGCAACCAAGTTGTTCTGCCAGAGCGAAACCAAACCGGAGCCGTCGCCATTAGCGGACAGATCCAGGGTTGCCTGGTCTGAAACGTCGTAAGACAGACCGCCGATTTGGCCCCACACAATCTGGGTCCAATCGCCCTGGAAACCAAGAACACCGGTATCGGTGTTCGGCTTGGTGGGGTCGGTGACGTGATCCGACAGGAAAGTCGGACGCCCCAGAACCCGGCCCTGCCGGAACGGGCTGTTGATGTCCGTGTAGGTGGACTCGATGAACAGCGGACGATCAACCTTGTCCTTAGCCGCGTTCAGAACCGGCTCGGCAATGTCATCGAACAGGGTGCCGTTCCACTTCTTGTTGTCAGCAACCAGAAGCGACAGACCCTCATTCAGTTGGTCGAAAGCGGTGGAACCCGCCCCGCCAAGCTGAATGGACTTCCCGGTGTCGGCAACACACTTGCCGAACGGGCTGTCAACACCGTGCAGAACCGCGCCGTCAAAGGCAATCGCAATCGCCTCAGCGACCTTCTGCCGCATGGTGTTCAGGTAGTTCGCGGGGTTCGCACGCACAACCTCGGAGCTTGCCGCGAAGATCGTAGCGATCTTGTGAGGCACGATGTCCTGCTTGGTCATGTCGCCCTTGGTGACAGGCTTCTGCTCACCCTCACCAACCCACTTGGCCCGAACATCGCCGGTCCAGTGCGGGATACGAACACCAGTCGGACCCAACGGAATCCGACGAGCAAGCTGCTGAACAACAGAGGTCTTTTCGATCTCAGCGAAGTAATCCTGCGCCAAAATCGGGTCCAGGTAACCCTGGAACATGGTATCCCCGGTAAGCGCAACAGTGCTCGGGGTATTGAAAGCTGGCATATCTTTAACTTCTTTCTAATGAATTAGAGTCTCAAGCGCCGACGATCCGCTTCACAGTCTCCAAAAGTGGATCACCGTTCAACGGAAGAACATTGCCTGAACCCTGTGATGGGTCAACAGGACGCTCCCTAGCAGGAGCCTTGTCCAGAAGCGACTTAACCCGCTTCACGCTCTCCGAAATCGTTTCCTCATCAGAGCCCTGAATCAGAGCAGCCACATCAAGGATGTCCTCAGTGGGAATCCCCTCAGAAACAACCGCTTTCAACTTCAACAACTCCAAACCACGAACAGACAGTTCGCCTTTGAGTTCATTGAACGCGGACTCACGCTCCGAGAGTTGCCCCTCGTAATCGCGGATAACCTCGGCCTTAGCCTTCTCCACCGCATCATTACGTTCGGTGCGGTACTTAGCGGCCTCCTGCCGAAGCCCCTGAACATAATCAAGGGAGAAAGTCTCAGGCGCAGCAACCTCCGGGGCCGGCGCTGAAACAGATTCGGTAGTAGCGGTATCGGACATAGTTTCGCCTCCTGGGCGTTAGTTGAGAGCCCATCAAGGGCTCACGGGTTGAAAAGGGTTAAGCGGCCTGCAAAGCCGCCCAGTCTGTAGCCTCACCGGAATCGAGCATCAACCGAAGCTGATTGATCGCCTCACGGTTCTTAGTGGTGGCAAGCCACCGCTTCTCCTTAAAGGAGTAATACTTTTTGTCC